GCTACTTCTGTTGGGAAACCTATAAACTTAATTATAACATCATTGCTTTCTTTATCAACATAAGCAACTGATTCTATATCTTCTAGGTCAAATGGCTTCATATACCATATCTAGTTTATTTGTAGTGGTCTGGCAAGATGAAGATGTGTCTGTGGATAAGGGAGTCCTCGAGTCCCATGTATATATACGTATAGTTTGGCGTGTTGTTTTTGGGGTATACCCCCTGTTGCAATGTTAAAAATGTAGTTGTAGCTGTACAATATATACAAATTAGGGTATCGATATCTTATCAGTTATTGATACAAATAAAATAATTTCCAATAACTATTAATTATCGGAAATAAATAGGTCAGTATTGTTGACCGATATTTTAACGCTAAGAGCTTGAGGCGTGGCGTGTAAAAGAATTGCAAGATCCATTACAATTATATTATCAATTATTATTCCAGGATCGCACAAAAAAAACGCCAATAAAATTAATTACTGGCGTTTAATTGTTTATTATTAATTATCTTTTAATAGATCTTTTTAAAGTATTAACTGCGTTCTTGTATACTACTTCAGGTCTTTCAAACATTGTTTCAATTCTTTCAACATCTATTTGTGAAGTAAGTTTATTATATTTATCTAAAAATCTTTCATTACTAAAATTAGGATTTTCAGATTTAAAGAAATTACAGAAATCATTTAAAATATCTGTATGCTCTTTGTATTTATTTTGAGCTAGTATTTTAACAATAGCTTCAAAGTGTTTTTTAGTTAACATTTGTTTTACCTCTTTGTTTATTTGTTTAATCTCTTTATATAGATTGTATAATTATATGCAAGTATTATTTTTAATTAAATTACTTTAAAATCATTATAAACTAGAGTGTTGCATAAATATCACACATAAAAAAAATATACTTTTTGTATTGACCTTAAAATAAATATATGTATATGATTTGTATATTAACAAATGAAAGGGAAAACAATGACAGACAAAACAACAATGCATCAATTAGAAAAAAGTTTAGTTGATGAATTAAACGACAATAAAAAAGAAATATTGGAACGTGAATATCCAAGCGATATACTACACGAATACGTTGACGGGTGGATACCGATATACAATGGAGACTTAATAGATGTATTGGGAAGTGATCACACTTTATCAGAAATTGATGATAGAGGGTTATTGCCAGAAAATCCAAGCGTTCACGACATTATAAGAACATCAATTTATGAAAGATTGATAAATGTTGCTTATGAATGGTTAAACGAAAACGAGAAAGAGGTTGCCTAATGTATAAAATAAATATTATTAAGCATTATAAATACAAACAAGCCTGGCTAGATTGGTTAAAGTATAGAAAACCAATATCAAACCATATAACACCAATGAAAATAAATAATTTAATTGGCGGTTATGGAACATATAACAAACTAAAAAAGGGGGAATAATGAGTAGTTTTGTTCAAGATTGGAGTTGTAGTAAATGTAAAAGTAATAATGCTTATTATGAAGACTTTAAAGATAGTGAGGAAGGTTATATTTTTGAATGTAGAAACTGTAAATACATGGAAGTATATAGAGAAGATGTAAATACAGGAGAAGTAATAGAAGATTATTATGGTTATAATCACTATTATAACAACAAGGAGTTAATTAAATGATGTTTAATTTTTTTGGTAAACAAATAACTATTAATAATAAAAAATGGAAACAGGATCTATTAGCTTGGAGCTTACTATATAGAACAGAAATAGTAATTGCTATTGCTAGTTTTATTCTTGGAGCTATAATATTTTAAATAAATAGAAAGGGAAAAACAAAATGATAACAAAACAAATGGTAAATAAATATTTAGATAAAGATTATCATAAATGGATTGCAAATGTAATAACTGTTATTTGTAATGATCCAAGTGAAATAAGTATATTAAGAAAACAAATAAAAGAAGATTGGGATTTAAGAAATATGCTTAAAAAATATGATAAAACACTTATACCAAATGATAAATAAACAACTACAACAACAAAATTTTGATGAGCAAGATATAACAAGTGGTTTCGTTATGAACCTTATAAAACTTACTCAACAAAATATACGACTAGGAAAACAAACAATAAACAATGAGAGGGAAAGCTATGATAACCTACGACAATGTGAGAATATCATCAGTAAGGGTTGATGATAGTTATTACGATCACAAAAAGAAAAAGCATATTAAGTATGCTACACCAAAGGTAACAAAGAAACTTTTATTTGATGATAATTGTTATGATCTTGGAGAATTGTATATGCAAATTAAAAATTCTCATGAGAGAGATCCTTACAATAAAATAGAAGTTAGCTTTGAATCTAAATTAGAATATTAATCTTTATTATCAGGGGGTATGTCAGTTATATCCCCTGATATATCAATCATATCCGATTGATTATCTTCCCATTGTACCCTTAAGGTAGTGTCCTGCTTAACCTCTTGCTTAGTTTTTTCAACAAACAAAGAAGATAATCTAGGTGCAATAAACTTTAACCAATTTTGTTTTTCTCTTAAAAATAATAGTTCTTCATTACTAAGTTCTTTAACATCTGAATTAAAAATAACACACATCTTTTCAACAAGTGTTTTTATTCCTCGTTCCTGTGCTTTATTAAATTTATCTTTAAACTTTGGGTTTTTGTCCAAGTAATCGTATAAAATTTTCAAGCTGATCTGTCTGTCTTTTGCTACCTCGTAGGCGGTTGTTCCAGCGGTTAAATGATCTAGTATAGTATTTTGTGCGGTATCGGATAGACTTAGCTCGTTCTTCTTCTTTAAGGATATATTCTTTGATTTCATTCCTAGATTTTGTTTTAAAATTAATTAAGTTTTTAAGTATATTAATTTTTTTATCTAATTCAATCTTGTTATTCTTGTATAATCCTTTGTATTTTCTGGTCTTACTATCCCAAGTCTTAGAACCTTTATGAAATTTACATAAAAATCTTCTTGATGTAGGAGTAAATTTACCCATAGCTTTACACCTAACACCGCTATGTCTAGCGATTGCCTCACACCTAATCTTTAATTTTGGCAATGGGATTACCTTTATAATCTAAATTATTTCTAATGTTATATTCTTTCTTTCTTTTATAAGCGAAGTTCTTTTCCTTTGTAATCTTGCTCAATTCCCTTTGTATTATCTTGGGATCTACTAAATTTTTTTGACGAGCTAGTTCATCTTTTCTTTGAATGGCTAGTTTACAATAATAGACATTCTTAGTATCTGATTTAAGTGTTTCGGCAGGAAGGGTAGCGAGACTGTCTATTATACTATCAAGATTACCTTTATTCTTACTTATTATCTTATCTATATTACTAATATACTGTTCTACTAATGTAGACGTAAAACGACTATCTTGGGGTCGTAAAACGTCTATCTTAACTTTATCGTATAGTTTCTCAGCTTTTAAGAATACCTCATTAACAATATAAGTCTTACCAGATTTACCTCTAAAAGATTTTATAATATTTAATTTATTAAGGGTGGATAAGCAGTTCTTAATCGTGGTCCTACATAGACCAGTATCTTTGTGGATTGTTTCGTGCCTTAATCTTGCCTCATATCCATTCTTTTTCCAAGCATACTTCATCACAGATAAGAAAACATTTAAGCAATTAGATTTATGAACCCCCTCTAATTTAGATAGGTGGTGGTACAACTTATAAGTTATAAATAAAAATCCTCTACTTGTGTTCATTTTTAACCTCAACTGTGGCGATAGTATCGTTGTGTTGACTACCATGTGCAACAAGCACAATTTTTATTATGTTAAATCCATACTTTTTTCCAATACCATTAGAGTTCCAACCAAAAGAAATTACCTTGCCACCAGGTTTTATAATTCTTGATATTTCTTTTCTACAATTAGACCAATAACTATTATTCATTGGGTGGTTGAAAGCTAAACCATTACTAGAATACATTTCTTTTAATTGTCTTTGAGAATAAGGTGGATCAAAAACTAAATCGTTCACAGATAAATCATCTATTGTTTTAAGATATTCAATAGCATCTTGCTTATATGGATATGGAAAAGGATCTACATAGTCTTTGGTTAATTCTTGGTTTATTAATTCTTTAAATGGTTTGATATTAAATGTTTTATGCGTAGGCATATTCCAATATCTTTTAAATTCTACCATGTTTACATACCTTTTTGTGATTAGATTGGAGGTCTAGCAAGATTGACACCCATTGGCTTTCGTTCATCAGTTCAAACTCTGTCTCACAGCTTGTTATACGCTTGATTCTAAAGGTTAGGGTATCAGGTGTCAGATTTTTATAGAATACTAAAAACAAGGGTATATTTAGGCGACTAGCGACTATGTTT